TGTTGGAGCGTGTTGCGTTGATGCAGGCACGTCTGGTCGATCAGGTGAAGCGTGAAAAGCCGGAACAGATTATCTTTTGTGACCTTGGCGATACGGTGGAAAACTTTTACAACGCGAACAGTGCGCAGCAGCTTTACAGTAACGATTTGAGCATTATGGAGCAGGTTGATGTTGCGACTACGTTGGCTTGGCAGACGTTGCGGAAACTTGCAGAGCTAACACCATCAATGACTTATGCGAGTGTGGGGTCGAATCATTGCCAGTTTCGTGCTGCGAACGGTAAGCAGATTGGCAAACCCACAGACGATTGGGGCGTCTTTATCGGTCGCCAGCTGGCTAGGTTGGCCGGTGAAATTGGCGCAACCCATATCAACTTTATTGAACCTCAACCGCACGACGAGTCACTCGCTATTGATGTGTTTGGTGATGGCTTCCATGTTCTCGGGGTTATGCATGGGCATCAGGCGTCTTCCCCGGCGGGTGTGGCTGATTGGTGGAGGAAGCAGGCGTTTGGCCGTCAGCCGGTCGCTGACGCTTCCCTGTTGGTGCATGGGCATTGGCATCATTTGCGGGTGACAGAGTTGGGCAGTGTTGACCGTGGCGATCGGGTGGCTTCACGGTTTATTGTTATGGCCCCTACGATGGATAACGGTTCGGGTTGGTTTCGGATGAAGTCTGGGGAGGATTCTATTCCGGGGTTGGCGACACTCATTTTGGAGCAGGATGTGGACTTTACAGGGACAGTGTTCAAGCTATGATTCCTGCGGTTGAGGTTGGCGAGGCTCGCATATTTTTGGGTGATTGCCGTGAAATTTTGCGGGGGCTTGCCGATAACAGTGTTGATTCTGTGGTGACTGACCCACCTTATGAGCTTGGCTTTATGGGGAAGAAGTGGGATTCTACGGGGATTGCTTACGATGTGACGGTGTGGGAGGAGTGTTTGCGGGTGTTGAAGCCTGGCGGGCATATTTTGGCGTTTGGTGGGTCGAGGACTTTTCATCGTATGGCGGTGGCTATTGAGGATGCAGGGTTCGAGATTAGGGACAGTATCGCCTGGATGTATGGCAGCGGATTTCCAAAATCTTTGGATGTGTCTAAGGCGATTGACAAGCGCAGGGATGATTCCAAAGAGGCGGCAAAGGTCGCAAAGTATCTGCTGAGCTATAACAAGTTTGAAACCCTAAGCGGATTTCGCCAGCACCTTAATATAAAAATTATTGGCGAGGAACATTCTGGCGGTTCTGCTCAGGGGTGGACTACCGTTAGTCCAAACACCGTAACTAAAGCTCGCGTACCTAAATGGGAGCAGTGGTTAGAACTTAAAGAACTTCTCGGGCTTGGCGAGGAAATGGATGCTGAGGTGTGGCGGTTGAATGGTCGTAAGGGTACGCCTGGGGAAGCGTGGGAAAATAGGGTTGTTACGGGGATTCACACTGCTTCTGCTGCTCATCAAGTTTGGATGGCGAACTATTCTGACCATGTTGCGTTACCGCCGAAAGAAATGAAAAACGCGGCTCATACTGCTGAGGCTCAACAGTGGCAGGGGTGGGGTACAGCGTTGAAGCCTGCTTTTGAACCTATTGTGGTGGGGCGGAAACCGTTTGCGAAGGGTTCTACGGTTGCGGCGAATGTTCTTGAGCATGGTGTGGGTGGGTTGAACATTGACGGGAGCAGGATAGGGACAGAAATAATTACATCCCATGGCGCTCAAACTGATGGCGGGGGGGAAGAAAGCGTCAAAGGTTCTGTGTTTGGGAATGGCACGCGGGACTATGTGACACCTGCTAGACAGGGTCGTTGGCCTGCGAATGTGATTCTTGACGAGTACAGTGCGGGGCTACTCGACGAACAAAGCGGGGTGCTAACGTCTGGGGCACTGAAGCCGTGGGTAAATGGTTCGGTGGCGAGTAAGACGGTTGCCTCATTCTCGGCGGGGCTTGACGGTAAAACGCGCGACTACACTGCCGATAAAAGTTCTGGTGGGGCTTCCCGCTTTTTTTATTGTGCGAAGGCTAGTAAGCGTGACCGCAACGAAGGACTAGACGGGTTAGAGGACATTAGTTCTAAACGTTACGGGGACATGGCCGCAGGTGAGTTGCCGCAACAAACCGCACGAAGCGAAAGAATCAGCAAGAATTTTCATCCGACTGTGAAACCAACCAGCCTGATGCGTTACCTAATCAAACTTGTTACATTTCCAGGGGGGACAGTGTTGGATCCGTTCACAGGTTCAGGGTCTACAGGTAAGGCTGCGCTACTCGACGGGTACAAGTTTGTGGGTGCAGAGTTGACGGAAGAATATCTGCCGATCATTGAGGGTAGGCTAAAGTGGGCGCAAGAGAACACAGACACGGGAACCCTGTTGTGAATGCCACCTCGAGCGACGACCTACCAGACGCATGGAAATTCCATAGCACCCTGCCACCATACGTTGAAATAGAAACCGAACACTATAGGGCTGTAGTAGACAACTTCTTCACACTCCCCATCGGTTTACTCATAGCGTTACGCAAAGCACGACAACAACAAGACGGCACCGACATCCACATTCTGTTAGACGCAGCCGAACTCGCATTCAACCCTGAAGACTTCACTAGGGCTCAAGAGCTCAGCATCACACATTTCTTCGACCTGATTAGAGTCTGGGTACACAACTCGGGCACCCACCCCTAATGGGCTTCAACCGTCCATGTTTGACATGCGGAAAACTTATTCGACAAGGCACCTACTGTGGGGTATGCCGCCCACCAAGACCAGACACACCCGAACGACAAGCCAAAAAACAATTCCTCTACGGAGGACGATACAAAAAAAATGCACACACCCTAAAACAAACAGCAACACACTGTCACCTATGCGGAAAAGCTTTCACCCTGGGGGACACCATAGAAGCAGACCACATTTATCCTGAACTAGGCCACACCTCCCCCCTCGCGCCAGCCCACCGCAAATGCAACCAAGCAAGGGGCAACCAGCCCTTAGCGTGACCAAACAACAAACTTTTACCAACCAACCACAGCGACAACCAAACCGCCCACAAAAGCAATCACCCACCACAGCGACCACCACCCCCCCCCCGTACGGGTAAACCGGGGGCCGGTAGAATCATTAGAAGCCTCACCTCCTCCACCCGCCACCCCAGCTGCTTGTTTACACCCGCAGTTCAGACCCTTTTGGGTTGGTATGCTTTCAGTATGCCTAATCCTCCTAAGCCTGTCGAGCAGAAACGTCTTGTGGGTAATCCTGGGAAGCGGGCGATGCCTTCCGCTGAGGATACGATCACGTTGTATTCGGGGAGGTGTGAGCCTTTGGCGCCTTTGGGTGAGGCTGGTCAACGGTTGTGGGATTTGGTTTTTGGTGAGGGTGAGTTGTGGGTGTCGCCTCGGACTGATGTGGCGTGGTTGCAGGTTGTGTGTGAGTTGTTGGATAGGCGGGATGTGTTGAAGGTGGAGTGGTTGGCTGATCCGTCTGACCGTAAGGTGAATATGTCTTTGTTGGAGACTGAGAAGATGATTCAGTCTGGGTTGTCGTTGCTTGGGTTTACTCCGACGGATCGTTCAAGGCTGGGCGTGGCTGAGGTGAAGGCTAAATCAAAGTTGGAGCAGATGATGGAGGCGCGGGCGAATCGTGACGGGTAGCTGGCCGCCTAAATGGTTGACGCCTATCGGTGAGGATGCGTTGGCCTTAGGGCGGGCGAAGGAGCCTGTGGCGGATTTTGTTTCTGGCTTTGGGCGGATTACGAAGGATAGTGTTGCGGGTAAGGCTGGTGGCCCGTTGGTGTTGCGTGAGTGGCAGCGGTCGTTGGTCGAACATTTGTTCGCATGGGATGCGGATGGTTTGCGTAACAGGGTTAGTTTGGTGGGGATGCCAAGGAAGTCTGGCAAGAGCGCTTTGGGTTCGGCGATGGGTTTGTATTCGCTGATTCTTGGGCCTCAAGGGGCGGAGTGTTATAGCGTCGCTGCGGAGAAGGAGCAGGCGCGTATTGTCTTTGCGGATGCTAAGCGTATGGTGGAGGCGAGCCCTGAACTTTCGGCAATCACGAAACTGTATCGGGATGCTATTGAGTTGCCGTCGTTCAATTCGGTGTACCGGGTGTTGTCTGCGGAGTCGGTGACTAAGGAGGGTTTGAATCCTACGACGGTGATTTTTGATGAGTTGCATGCGCAGCCTGACCGTGAACTGTTTGACG